ATACTCACGCATCACTGTGGCCACCTTCTTTTTCATTTTGTCTGTGCCTGGCATGGTTATAGTCCTGTCACTCCGAGGGTTGAAACGCCCTGCTCTGGATTGAGCCGGGTATCTGACAGCATTGCACGGCCGCCACGACGGGCACGCCTACGGGCTGCCTTGTCCTCTGCCATCTCTACCTGGGCCGGTTTTGCTGCCGGCTGCGGTGGTTCTGGTTTTGGTTCCGGGGCGGGTGCCGGACTGCTTTTGCCGCCTCCAAATATGCCACTCATTGCGATTGCCCTCCTACCGAGCCAAGGGTTGTAATACCTTCCTCGGGGTTGACTCTGGCACCCGAGAGAAGCATCCGAGAACCGCCACGCAGACGGGCACGCTGGCGTGCTGCGGCCTGCTCTGACAACTCTCTGCGCTCTTCTTCTTGCTGCTGCTTGAGCCGCTCGTTTTCTTTTTTCTGCTCTTCAAGTTGACGCTCGGCTGGGCCGGTGTCTGGCTTGCCTCCAAATAATCCGCTCATTTGTACCTCGCCATGATGTAGTGATCTGCCTGGTCGGGGCCGTACTTGTGCATGACCCCTTCCTCTCTAAACCCGAGGGCGATAGCCCATCGATGTGCCCTGCTGTCTTGGGTTCTAACTGATATCTGTACCCTGTGCAATTGCCAAGATATCTCTGCGATATCGAAGAATGTCTTGCCCACCTTGGTCATGCCGATTGGTTTGGTCCTGGCTTTATCGTCTGCAATGAGCCAGGCCTCGGCCACTCCATCCCAAATGGGCACAAACCCAAAGCAGGCAACGGGTTTGAGGTCCAAGAAGGCGGTCACCGCAGGGCCGGCCATGGACTGCATTGCCACCGCATCAGCGATATCTATGTACTTGCTGGCAGCCACAATCTCGGGCTGGGTGATGGTCAGGCTTTTGATGTGAATGGGAGAGTAGGGCATGAAGAATGCCCCCTTGACATGGCACTTCTGGTTGAGCTGCTCAACGAACTGAAAAAACATCGAACTCCGCTGTGGCCACTGTGGGAACCATGAATGTGCCAGCCGCCTGCAGACCGCTCCTGGTCATGCGCTTATGCTCTCCACCGCCCAGCAGTAGGTAGCCAAAGGCATCGCCAATGTGCGAATGCTCGTTCTTGTTGGGTGCATCCCGGAACCGCTCCTGGCCGGCACCAATGGCCACCCGCTTGAAGTGATATCCACCCCCCAGGGACTTGCGCAGGAGCTTGCAATCCCTGCTAACAATCAGTCCTGGCTTGCCATTGATCAGTCTCTGCATGGGCATGGCGGCCGCTTCTCGTCTGACCTTGAAGTCATTGCTGTAGGTTGGCTGTGCCCGTAACCCCAGGGTGCGCAGATGGTCGAATGCAGTCACCTCATAGATGGCATCCCTGGCCATACCGGCTGGGTCACCCCATAGCATGACCTGGGCAGTGGGGTATTTCGCATTTAATTCTGCAAGAAGTTGCTGGCCGAAACGCTCCAGGCCCATGTCGAAGGTGACAATCTCATGCAGGATGACCCAGCGGCCATTGGGATATCTCTGCCCCATGACGGCCGCAGGGGTGAGGCCGAAGTCGAGGCCGACCTGGATTGGAAGCTGGGGGTCATAGTCCACATCCCCGCTCATCATGGCATCGTCGTACTCGGGCCAGACTGGTCTTCCCTCCTGCACATAGGTGTAAGTGCCACCGGCATAGCATCGAATCCAGTCCAGGTTCTTGCCCAGCAGCATCTGCTGGTAGTAACCGGCCGGGAGGTTGCCCACATTCTCTGCCTTGGGGTTGAGCTTCCACCACTTGCCTGCAGAGAAGACATGGTCATTGGCCTCTGGGTTCTCGGGTAGGTCTGCAGGGTCCACCTCGGACATCCCGCCTGGCTGCTTGAAGAACTTCCAGGCATAGGCCCCGGTCATTTTCTCCTTCTCGGCCATGCGAAACCACCAATGGTCATCGTCCATCGGGTTGGTATCCATCCAAATGCCGTGCCAGGAAGCCCCGCCATCCCTCTTGGTAGGGTAGCGTCCAACTCGATGCGTGAGGCCATCAACGACCGCTTTTGGAAGCTCCCTGGCCTCGTTGACCCAGGCACCAGTCAACTCCAGAGAGAGCAGTTTTCTGACATCTTTGGGTTGGTCGAGGGCAAGGAATATGACCTCACAGTCAATGCCCGCGGCATCACCGCGGGCAGGCAGCCGAATGTGGTGGGTGATGGGTGGGGTCCACAGCATCGGACCGAATGTAGCCTCTGGGAAGAGGTCCAACCAGGTCTTGATGGTGGTGGTCTTGAGCATTGGGTAGCTGTTACGGACTATCGCAAATCTGGTATAGCGAATGCCGTCGATGGGGCTGGGTTTCTGCTTGACTGCACGCATCATTACCTCGGCACAGCAGGCATAGGACTTGCCAGACCCTACCGGCCCCATGATTCCCCGGACAAATGCGTTGGATTTTAGGAAGTCATAGACCACTGGACTGGTGCGAAAGTCTAGGTTGAGACCCCCGGTCAGTTCTTTGCTGGACTGCTCCTTAGTTTTCACGATTCATCGCTTCCTTTTCGTCGAGCCAGAACTGAGCAAAGTCGCAGTCTTTCTTGTTTTCAAACCATGGCCCACCCAGTGTGTAGTGGATGGCCTTGAGTTTGTTGTATCCGGGTGGATACCACCCTTCTAGGTAATTCCAACCAATGTCTAGGCCACCAATGTCAGCGTCATCGACCCATTCCAAGCGGTGCAGATACGCTGGTGTGGCGTTATTGACCACATCCAGAGTGAGTCTGCGCACGGCAGGGTGGTGACATTGAAAAACCATCAGTGAGGACCAATTTTTTCTAGGGTATTGGTGCTGGATGCACCCATCCATCTTGGTCAATTCGGTGGGTTTGTAGTCATGTTGGACCACAGTGACTGCTTTGCTGGGGTCTATGGACTGGAATATCTCCCGAATGTCGGCCAGGAAGAGGAAATCACAGTCTACAAAGATGGCATAGCCCTCGTAGCCGGCCAGGGCAGGGGTCAGAAACCTGGTCAGACTGAACTCGGTGGAGGCATTGAGGTCTGCAGGGCGGGTATAAAGCCCCAGCACCCGCAGCTCGTCCTGGATGATTGGCTTGATGCTGACCTGTGTCGGGTCTGTGCGCCTGAGAATGGAGAATTTGCAGACCTCATAGGCCACAGTTTCCCTGCTATCCCAGCCAATGAAGACCTTGATCATTTGGTGGCGGCCATCCAGACCCCAGCCTGGGCGATTGCGTAGCCGACAAACATCAGGGCCAGGTCGCCCTTGCCTTGTCTGTAGAGGTCAGCGGCCACGATTGCGTATATACAGCCAACCAGTGCAATGAGCCAGCTACTCATTGGTCAGCACCGGGGTCTTTTCCATCCACAGGGCGGCACAGGTCATCTCCAAATCCCAGCTTATAGGGCGAAGAGAGAGCGCATTCCTGCGGCCCTGCTCGTATGCCAGGGTGACCTGTGTAACGCTAGGGGTTACAACCAGGACAGTTGCGAATATGCTGATGATGCTGGCCACAGATGCTGCTATGGCCATCGGGATTGCGTGCTGTTTCATGTGTTCTTCTCCTCGCCCCACACCCCGACCTCACCAACCCTCGCCAAATCTGGTTGCTCTGCCTCTGCGATGGCTTGGCGCAATCGTGCTATTGCCTTCTCTTCACGCTTGTACTGGATCGTTTGGCCTGGGTCATTGGGGTCGGTGCCAGTCGATTCCAAGGCATACATGGCCAGCTCGGCTGCTTCTCGTAGATTCATTCCTTCACCTCCACATCCTCGGGGGCCTGGATATTGATTCCAATGACCGAGGGTTTGTCTTCATCGTTCTCCGGGTTATCCAAGAGGCCACTGGCTTTGGCCAGCAGTCTCAGGACACCCACCTTGTCGTATAGCTCCACCTCCAGGGTCTGTGCCCCGTCTTTGCCCTTGGTGACCCGGATGTTCTTGATGGCCTGCAGGGCATGGTCAGGGATGGCAGATGCGGCCTTCACCTTGACATTGCCCTCCTCGTCCCAGGTCAGGATGTCTGTGATCTTGGTGTTGGCCATGCAGAGCAGGGAGTAAGCGACTGCTTCCCGGTTCTCCACAATGGTGGCAGACCGCTCCAACCTTCTCTGCACTGACCTGATCCCACCCCAGTTCTTGAGGGATGGAATCTGGTTGGCCATCCTAGGACTCCTCGGCATCGTCCTCTTCCCTTTCCTGGTCTATCTCGGGATAAGACCAGTAGTCGGTCAAGTCCTTATCGGCCCAGGCATCCTCCTTCTTCCACTGCTCAAAAGGGAATAATGTCATCGTCTAAGCCTTTATTGTCTGCAGGGAAAGGCTTATGCGCTGCCGAGTACACCGGCTGGCCACTGGGCTGGCACTCCTTGCCCACCTTGAGCGAGACATACTTTCGGCCATCCTTGGCCACCTTATTGCTCACATCCACCCAGTGAATCTTCCCATCGGGCAACATCAACCGGCCACGGAAGTCTGCGTGCCAGTCCTCGGTCTTGCTCTCATTGGGAAAGGCAGAACCCTGCCCAGGTTTCATCTCATACGCCATGTTACGGCCTCCTCTGTTGGTCTCTAATGGCTATCAGGTACTGATCCGCCTGCATCAACTCCACCTTCTGAGCCGCCAATGCAAGCGATATCTGCTCCACAGTAAACCCTTGTCGAATCTTCTGCAACACCCAATCCCGTAAATCAGACTTCAAAGCATCAGACACATCCATCTCAATCTCCTCTAAAACGCCCTAGGAGGGCTTCACACACACCAGGGTAGGCTAGGGTACCAGCCACCCCACAAGAGAGCCTTGCAGAGCCTCTAAGAGGGCTTGCAAAGGGTATCGCACTCAGGAGGAAAACCTCCACAAAGAAAAAGGTAGGAAAAATTGGGGGTAACACCCACGCCCTATGGCTAGACGGGGGGAGGGGAAGGGGTGCCTCTCCTCGGCAGGCCATTGCAGGCAAGCCCCTGCCCCCCTGCCTGTTCCTGCAGCTGGTGCCAGGGTAGCCCTCCTGACCCCCTGCAACAGAGCAAACGAACCTATGCACCTGTTGCATCAGCACCCCTTGGCATCCAGCAGGGCCTGGCACACTGCCGTGAGGCTGGCACCCTGCTTGTTCGACAGGGTCTGTTCAAGGTCAACCTCGGTCACCCCCGCCTCGACCAGGAGGTTGACCCAACGGGTGTCTGACTCTGTTATCAATCCATTAACATTCTTTCTTTCATACATCCTATAAACCATCTCATTACTTATGTTCTTGTCGTGCTTCATGTCAACCTTATTGGTTGACGGATTTTTGCTCTCCAGGTTGACTATATGAGGCTGTGTACTGTCAACCTCTGGTTGACTATACGATGGTGTTGACACAGGCTTTCTGGCCCTTGCCTTGACCTTTGCTCTGGCCTCTTTCACTGCTTTGGTGACTCCATCTGCTGGCATCGTGTATCCCCTTTGGTTGGTTCCTGTCATGTTGCTGGCAATCTGTTTGAGGTCCTTGGTGAGCACCTCCAACCTCTTCCTGTTGCGCTCGAGCTCTGCTGGTGTGATCTCTGGTCTTTGGTTGTCTTGCATGATGTCCATAATCTCCTGATCTCTCTGTGACATGAATGGTGGTCTGGTGTCCTCGATTGCGCTGGTCAGGGCGATTGCGTCTTCAGTGCTGACCGAGGCATCGAATATCACCCGGTTGGTGGCTGTCCTGCGTCCCCAGGCGTGCTTCTTGATGATCTCCACATAGCCCAGCTTCTGCAGCTTGACCAACTGCTTACTGATGGCCTGCTTGGTGACTCCCATGTCCTTGCCCATCCGCTCAGTGCTGACCCAGGTAATGCCTGCCCGGTTGCAATAGCTGCACAGCACGGCCAGTGTGCGGAACATCCCGTCTGTGATCCGCTTATCGGCCACCACCTTGATCGGCATGACCACCACCTTCCTGCGGTCTGGTGGGGCTGCCTTCTGCTCCACCTTTGGCCTGCGCTTGGGTAGCTTGAACTCAATTACTTCGCCTTTGATTGCTTCCATTCCCACACTCTGAGCATCTCCTCCCTCAGTGCTTTCCTGGCCGCTTGGCCTCGCTTGGTTTCGACGGAGTCCAAGTAGGCTGTCCGGGTACGCTTGGAACGATAGGTTTTGAGGACCCAGACCGCTTCGTTGTAGAGAAACCAGCTCTGCTGATAATTGCCCATAACCCGTCCATCAAGCGTGGTAACAAGGCGGGAGTTCGCATGGACCTCCCCGCACGCATAGCACTTAAGCCTCTCGTCTTCATCCTGCCCCTCCACTCGCCCTCTCCTTGGCCCTCTGCACGCAGGCACCGCACTTCCATCGCCTGTTTAATCCATTCGGACTCACTAACCACTTGCCAGTCTCTGCCGGCCTCTGCTGTTGGCAATGACTGCAGAACCGCTTGCCCGTGATGATGGCGGCCGCCTGGCCTGCCTTCTTGCTCAGATCATTGCCCACCTATAGCTTCTCCCGCATGGCCTTGATCAGCAGCTCAATGGGCACCACTGCCCTCCAAGGTTCGCCACTGCGTCTGAAGACCACCACCGGCCACTGGCCAGGCTCTGCAACCTTCTCGACCTGTTTGCACCAGTCTTCCACTTGTAGCCGCTCCCTGCGCTTGACCTCCAGCCGGTAGTTCTCGACCTGTATATCGTCGCCACCCTCTCGGGCCTGGCCAAGTTTCCTTTTGATCGGGAAGCCGAGTTCATCTGACAGCAAAGCTGCCAGTGCTCTCTCGGCCGCTGCGCCCTTGTTTCTTGACGCTCTACCGCCCATCGACCCGCTCCTGTGCAGCCTGGTCGGCCACCACTCGCTGAAGCTGGTGGTTCCAACATTGCACCCGGTCGTAATCCTGGCGCAGGCGCAGGATCATATGCCTGGCCTCCTCCAAGATCAGCGGGTGAGCTTGCACAGCAGCGAGGTTCAGGCGTTCACAGATGTCGTTCATGCCTTGCCCCCAGGAATTGATCAAGACGGGGTGCGAGACTCACATCCTGACCCGCTAAAAACTCTTTGACCGCTTCGTTAATGATGGCCGCACGGGATCGCCTCTGCTCCTCGCAGGCCCGGTCTAGCATGACCCTGGTGTCTGGATACAGGCGCACCAGCAGTGGCTGCAACTTGGGTTTGTTTTGCATACTTCCCTCCTCTGATATCGGGAAGATATCCCAACTTATCCACAGGTGCAACCGGGTAAAGCCCCGCAAAGTTGCAGGGTTATTGCATTCTCTGCTTGACAGCGATATCGCATTGCCTCAATGTTCGATCAACGGCAGGCGATATCTGTCGTTCAACTACCAACTAAGGAGATTGAAAATGCAAGTTCTAGTTACCAACCACATCGAAACCGAAGACGGCATCGCATTTGCAGCCACTTGCGGAAACAAGTCAGCAGAAAT